AATGGGAGCTTGTAGCTAAGTACAATATCGGTAAAAAGCGATAGAACTTAATGCAAATTATAGCAACTGACGCTAAGCCTCAATACCAAGGGCATGGCATTATTGTTGGTGGTATGGTTGAGAGACGAGATTCGTCTGATTCCAGAATACAAATTAACAATAGTAACGACTCAGCTCATACTAAGACATTAAACACGGAATGGATATCTATTAAACGTGCTCCAGGAGCGCATAGAATAGCTACTCATCTTCGTAATAATGGATATGATATTGAGGTCGTCGATTTCTGGCAGGCTTGGCCGCTAGATAAGTTTCAAGATTTTATTAAGCTTAGAGTTAGTAGAAAGACAAAGTTCTTTGCTATTAGTACTCTCTTCGCAATGACGAGCCCGAAACTAAAGCGTGAGCAGAATCAAAAACTTGCATGGTTTAAAAAGACTTATCCTTGGATACCTATTATAGCCGGAAGTATGAATCTGATGGCAAGTGCTTCATACAATCCTGTTGATTACTTTGTAACAGGCTTTGGTGAGAAAGGTATGATAGAGCTCCTAAAGCATTTAAGTAATAGAAACAGTGATGTTAAAATTAATAGCTACAATTATAAGAAAAGAATCTATAATGTAGTTGAATGCAATAAGTTCTACCCTGCTTTTCCAGAAAAAGATTTAATAGTATCATACGAAGATAGAGACTTTATTCAGTCAGATGAAGTACTAACTGTTGAGCTGGCCAGAGGGTGTAAATTTAAATGTAAGTTCTGCTCTTTCTCTGTACTTGGAGTAAGAGGTGACTATACTAGATGCTTAGATGGCTTTAAAACAGAAGTAAAAGAGAACTATGATAGATGGGGTGTAACGTCCTACACAGTAAGTGATGAGACTATTAATGATAGAACTGAGAAGCTTATTGGATATGGTGATGCAGTACAATCATTAGACTTTGATTTAAATCTGTTTGGATTCTTGAGAGGTGATTTAGTTGCATCACGACCTGGTGACTGGGAACATATTGCGAGGATGGGATTGTGGTCTCACTTCTACGGTATTGAATCCTTTACACATAGTGCTGCAAAGTCCATTGGTAAAGGAATGGCACCAGATAGAGTTAAAGACGCTTTGTTTGGTATTCAGGATTACTTTAATAAGAATGTAGGTAAGTATAGAGCCACCTATTCTCAGATTATCGGATTGCCGACTGAGACACCAGAAACATTCTTAGAGCAGTTTAAATGGTTAGTAAGTAATTTTCCTAATCAATCATATAATTACTTTCCTCTTATGATGTCAAAGGCAGCTGATACAGCATTTATGTCTAATCCATCTGAGTTCGAAAGAACATGGGAAGAGAGTAATATATTTACTGAGCTAGAAGGCTCAGATGTAAAACAACGTTGGCAGGATGCTAATGTAAGTGACGATGTAAAAGATCAACTTGGATCTCTTATGTCAAGTAGTTCACTAGTAAAATGGAAAACTGATAGCATGGATATAATTCAAGCTGCAGAAACATATAATGAGTGTAGTAAGATAGTTGATCATTCTAAAGTTGCACCTCATATCTTTTATTATCATAGATATGTAACTGACAATGATTATACTGTTAATGATATGGCTAAATCGTTCTCTGAAGTAGAGCCGTTTGGTGTTAATCACTATATGAAACATATGGAATTTTTTAATAAATATATTGACAGAAAGCTTGCATATTAAGCTTAGAGGCATTATATATATACGTGTACGCCGCAAGTGCGGGTGCACAACATTCTTGCTTTAAAATAAGGAGAAAGCGACATGACAAGAACACAAACACTATTCCCCCGTTCAGCATTTATTGGCTTCGATCATCTGTTAGATGAGATGAACGCTGCCGTTACGCGAGCAGGTGACCATTATCCACCACATAACATTATCAAGATAGCCGATGATGAATATACGATTGAGATTGCAGTGGCTGGCTTTAGTAGACAAGATATTAAAGTCGAACAGAAAGAACGATCATTAATTGTATCAGGTGTGTATACTAGTAAAGAGCGTGAAGTTATTCATAGAGGTATTTCGACTCGTAACTTTAAACGCTCGTTTAGACTATCTGAGTATGTCCAGGTAACCGGTGCATCTTTTCAGGACGGTATTCTTGCAATTCAAATGAAGTTAGAAATCCCAGAAGAGAAGCAGCCTCGTTCTATCAAAATCGATTAAACGAGGATAAATCAATGTTTAAAAAAGTAAAAGAGCACTTCTGTTTAGATTCTGCTCTCCACTTGGCACTTTTTGTTTCTACTATGGCACTTATGGTAGTAGCATTAGCGCCGTTGTCTAGACCTTTTGGCTAGCCGACAAAGCTAAATAGACGGGAGCCTGTAACAGGGCTCCCGCAACTTATTAGAGGAGACTAAAATGGCCATTGAACCCTGTTTTACGAAAGAACTTCGTAATATTAATCCAGAGCTCGAAGATGCTGCTATTGAGGCTGCCAAGACTGCAGCTGAAGCCATCGAAGGTTTTGAAGGCATTGCCCCACTGACACAACACGTAGTTGGTATTGTAATATGTCTAGACACACTAACAGATGAATTAACAGCTGCATGTGTAGCTGCTGATCATGAAGCAATCGTAGCTGGTATTGAAGCTACTGCTTTAGAAGATACAACCAAAGAATACTTAAAAGACCGAGTCGGTCTAGATTTTGAATAAAGTAGTTGCCGTTTAAACGGCTTCTCTATATAATGTAATAATGCGATTCTATACTAACGTTCAATTAATTGGTGATAAGATACTCCATCGTGGGTATGAAGATGGCGAGCGCTTCAGTTATATGGAGCCTTGCCGTCCTTATCTTTTTGTTTCACCCTATAACGGTCCTACCGACTACTTCACGTTGGACGGTAAACCTGTCAAACGAATTGACTTCGAAACCCCTTACGAAGCTCAAAACTTTATCAAGCGTAGAAAAGATGTAGGTAACTCTCAAGTACATGGGCTACCCATGTTTGCTTATACCTATATTAACGATAACTATAAAGATGTCGAATATGACGCTGATGCGATTCGAGTTATTAATATCGATATCGAGGTCGCTGCTGATGAAGGCTTCCCTGATATCAATCTAGCTGATAAAGAGATTACTGCCATTGCTTTCAAATTTAGAGATAAGTTTGTTGTCATTGGCGGTCAACCTTATACTCCTAAACAAGATAACGTACATTATATTCAAGCCACTAGTGAAGCTAATCTACTGATGAGATTTGTTGACGCTTATCGAGCTGTTGATCCCGATGTTATTACTGGATGGAATGTTGAGCAGTTCGATATACCGTATATCATTAACCGTATTAAGAGAGTGCTCGGTGACGAGTTTGCTAAGAAGCTATCTCCTTTCGGTAAGTTACGTGAGCGTCGTGTTGTTATTGCTGGTCGTGAGAATCTATTCTATGAACCTCTAGGTGTTTCTACTCTCTGCTACTTGCAAATGTATCGTAAGTTTACATTCGTAATGCGTGATAGTTATAGTCTTAATAATATTGCTCATATTGAACTTGATGAAAAGAAGCTTGACTATTCAGAGCATGATAGTCTATTTGACTTATATAAGCATGACTGGGAAAAGTTTATTGACTACAATATTCAAGACGTTGAGCTAGTTGCTCGTCTAGATGATAAGCTTAAACTTATTGAGCAGGTATATGCGATTGCGTATGATGCTAAAGTTAATTATCAAGATACGTTTACTTCAGTACGAATGTGGGACTTGATTATTCATAACCATCTTATGAGTAAGAATATTGTTGTACCTCAATTTAATATGGTTGAGAAAGAACGTCAAGCTGAAGGTGCTCACGTTAAAGACCCTATGGTAGGTATGAGTAAGTGGGTAGTATCTTTTGACCTTAACTCTCTATACCCGCATTTAATTATGCAGTATAATATCTCACCTGAGACTTGGAAG